GTGGGTATCACGCAGGGTTCTTAGATGACGTACCTATAATCAGAAGAGGATAAGTTATGAAGGAACACATGACCAAGCTGAAAAAGCGAGACTTATCTCAGGAATTTGACTGCCTTAACACACTGCAGCACACTGCATGGAAAATAAACAGGCCATTGCTGGCGATTATACGCTCACTGTGGGACAGTGGACAGGAGTGGGGTGGCCTACCAGCCAGAGAGGAAAGACCACTGCCTAGCTACCCCTTTAACAAGGAACCAGCAGCTATGGACGAAGAGGAGAAACAACAGTTTAAGAACTGGTCAAAGAAACGCAATGAGATATACACGTTCAACAACAAGACAGTGAGTAAGCGTATCCAAGTGGAGCGTACACTACAGATTGGTGAGCAATACAGCAAGTACGATGAGTTCTACTATGTGTGGCAGAATGACTTCAGGTCACGCAAGTATGCTAGTAGTACCTTCATGTCACCTCAGTCAGCAGACTGGAGCAAAGCCTTGTTGGTATTCAGAGATGGTAAGCCTATCAACAATTGGGATGACGCACGTTGGCTTTGTATTCATGGTGCTAACTTGTATGGTAACGACAAGGTAACACTAGACCAACGTGAGTCATGGGCATGGGACAATGCTGATGAGATCAAGAGAGTAGCTGACAACCCATATGATAACGTGTGGTGGCTGGATGCTGACAAGCCTTATCAATTCTTAGGCTGGTGTCTTGAGTTTACAGGCTTAGTCAGGCATGGATGGGGGTTTATGTCTAACTTCCCTACGTCTGTTGATGGTAGTTGTAATGGACTACAACATCTGTCTGCTATCCTACGTGATGAGCGTGGTGGTAGGGCTACTAACCTGATACCTGCCACCCTGCCTCAAGATATCTATACTGAGGTAGCAGATGAAGCAATGAAGGCAGTGTTAAAGGATGCAGAACAGGGCGAAATTTTAGCAAAAAAATTTATAGAGTTTGGTATCAACAGGGCATTGACTAAAAGACCAGTGATGATTGTACCTTACAGTGGCACTATCCATTCCTGTCGTACCTACATTGACGAAGCGATACGAGATAGGATTGAGAAGGGTGAGCCTGACATCTTTGGTGATGACTTGTTCAAAGCTTCTGCTTACTTATCCAAGCACGTGTGGTCAGCTATCAATGGTGTCATCGAGTCAGCACGACAAGTGATGGACTACATCAAGGAAGTGGGTGCTGTCTACGCTGAACACAACAGGCACATGGAGTGGGTCACACCTACTAACTGGCTGGTCATGCAGAACTACAACGAGGTAGATAAGAAACGTATCTGGACACACATCAATGGTGCTACAGTTGCGCTTATCTTTAACAAGGACAGAGAGAATGAGGTAAGCAAGAGACGTACTGCTTCAGGTGCCAGCCCTAACTTCATCCACTCAATGGATGCTGCAGCTATGACTAAGACTATCAACATGTGTAAGAAGCAGGGCATCAAGGACTTTGCCATGGTACATGACAGCTATGGTACTCACAGTTCGGACATGCCTCGCTTGTCTGAAGTATTACGAGAAGAATTTGTTCGGTTGTATACTGAACATGATGTATTGACAGAGCTACGAGAACATGCTACTGTCGTGCTTGGAACAAATGATGTTCCACAACCACCAGCTAAAGGTAATTTAGACCTGCAGAACATACTGAAATCACAGTACTTTTTTGCATAGTTCTAAACTGTACCTATAGCCAGACTAACGATCCATTATCATAGGAGATATTGTATGGATACGATCACAATCGAAGGAACCACTGCATGGTGTAACCCCTTTGAACCTAACAAAGAGTACGAGAAACTACATGGTGTGTATGATGTAGCCATCGTAGTAGAACAAGAACGAGCAGCAAAGCTATGTGAATATCTTGATGAGCTAGCACAGAAGAAGCTAGACCAAGCTATCAAGGAAGCTCCTGAGAATAAGCGCAAGCAACTCGCAGAGTCCCTGTCCATAGCAAAAGCAGGTAGTCCTGCAAAAGACAAGGATGGTAATGATACAGGTGATATCCTTATCAAAGCTAAACTTAAGCCTGTTGTTCAAAAGAAGGATGGTAGTTCTTACACACAAAGGACAACAGTATTTGATGGTAAACTAAATCCTATTGTCGATGCCATAAAGATTGGGCGTGGTTCTCATGTAAAGATTGTAGTAGAACCATATCCTTATGTGATGCTTAACACTAAGCAGGTGGGTGTATCACTACGCTTCTGGAAGCTGCAGATTTTAAACCTTGCAGAAGAGAAGGAAGACACTGGTGGTCTTGAAGCAGTGGATGGTGGCTATGAACATAAAGCCATTACCAAAGATGACAAGAAAGAAACTGCTTTTGAGGATGACATCCCTAGTGTATCACAGGAAAGTACCAATGACGAAAGGGACTTTTGAGGCAAGGGTTATCTCAGACCTAGATGAGCGTGGCGTTCCATATGTATACGAGCCAGAGAAACTGGCTTACCATGTGGAGCGTCACTACATCCCTGACTTAGCAGTTGGTAATATGATTGTAGAACTCAAGGGTTATCTTAGACAGGATAGCCAACGTAAGATGAAGGCAGTGAAGGCACAGTACCCTGACTTGGATGTACGCTTTGTCTTTCAGAACGCCAGTGCTACAATCCAAGGTGCAAAGAAAAGGAAGGATGGTACTAAGATGACATGTGGTGAGTGGGCAGACCGACAAGGTTTTGTCTGGGCAGAAGGAACTATACCTAAGGAGTGGCTATGAGTATCATAGATATAAAAGAAGAATGGGTATCCGAAGTAGACATGAACGCTGAGTTTGGTATGGAAGGACTGAGTGTATCAATCTACCTAGACCAGCATGAACTGTCAGAGCATGTGAATTACTATGACATGGCACATGCAATGCTATCAGATGACATCAAGTATGACGATGATCTAATCTTAGATATAGCCAAGGGACTAGAGAACACTGCACGTACCTTGAGGAATGGGTTAGGTGGAAGAGGATAGCGAACTCATTGGGCATGAAGCATGTCTAAAATGTGGCAGTAGTGATGCCAATGCTTTCTATACTGATGGTCATCACTACTGTTTCTCTTGTAACACTTACACCCCACCAGAAGGAGAGGTTATGCAGAACGTAGTACCTATTAAGAACTACAATGATACCTTCCTTACACCAGAGCCTATCGCTCTGAACAAGAGGAAGATTACTGAGAAGACTGCAAGACGCTGGGGTTATGGAGTAGCTGAGTATCATGGCAAGACAGTACAGGTAGCCAGCTACTACAACAAAGACGGTGAGGTGGTAGCACAGAAGCTACGCTTTGCTAACAAAGACTTCAGTGTACTAGGTAATCTCAAAGAGGCTGGCTTGTATGGTCAGCACCTGTGCCGTGACAAGGGTAAGATGATTACCATTGTTGAGGGTGAGGTAGATGCACTATCACTTAGTCAAACTTTTGACAACAAGTATAGTGTGGTCAGTATACCTAATGGTGTAGCAGGTGCAAAGAAAGCTATAGCTAATGCCATCGAATGGTTGTGTGGTTACGACAGCATCATCCTTATGTTTGATCAGGATGAGGTAGGTCAGGCTGCAGCGCGTGAGTGTGCTAACATCCTACCACCCAACAAGGCCAAGATTGCTACGCTTCCACTTAAGGATGCTAGTGAGATGGTACAAGCAGGACGCAGTGAGGAACTAATCAATGCTGTCTGGTCTGCTAAGACATACAGACCTGATGGTATCGTAGCTGGTACTGAACTGTGGGATGTGGTCACATCTGTGGATGACAGAGAGGCAGTAGCCTATCCATACGCAGGACTACAAGAGAAGACAGGTGGTTGTCGTAAGGGTGAGATCGTAACCATCACTGCTGGTAGTGGCATAGGTAAGTCACAACTAGCACGTGAGCTAGCGCACAGTCTCATTAACAGTGGACAGACCATAGGTTACATTGCACTTGAAGAGAACATCAAGCGTACTGCCCTTGGCCTCATGTCTATTGAACTCAACAGACCTCTCCACCTACAAGGACTTAACATCAACGATGAGGAACTGAGAGATGCCTTTGATGCAACAGTTGGGTCTGGTAGAGTATATCTGTACGATCACTGGGGTAGCACTGATAGTGATAATCTGCTATCCAAGATACGCTACCTTGTCCGT